TTGGTGTAACTAACCTTGCTTATTGGCATGCAAGAAGGGGAATAAAATATGGCGACAAAGACGCACTGGCAGAAGTTAAAGTTTGGATGGAGCATCAAGCCTTTTACCTTACAGAGGCCACGGTCGAAATGGCGAAAGAAAGAGGACGCTGCAAAGATTCCGATCACACCAGATACGGCAAGGGAGAGTTCCCTTGGGAAAGAAGAGCCAGAGGAGTAAACGAGCTCACTGACTTTGCACCAGAACTTGACTGGGAACCACTACGACAAGAAATGATATTACACGGTGTGCGGAATGCCACTCTAATGGCCATTGCACCCGTGGAGTCTAGTTCTGTAGTTATCAATTCAACCAATGGTATTGAAATGCCTATGAGTTTGATTTCTACTAAAGAAAGCAAGGCAGGATCATTCACACAGGTAGTTCCGGAATACAATAGATTGAAACACAAATATCAACTGATGTGGGAACAGAAAGACTGTGACGGTTATATTAAAACAGCAGCGGTCTTGGCAGCTTATGTTGATCAAAGTATCTCAACCAATACATTCTACAACCCAGCACACTTTGCGGATCGCAAAGTGCCCACCACATTGATTGCCAAGAACTTGATGCAGGCACATGTATGGGGATTGAAAACATTCTACTACAGCCTAATCAACAAGGCCGGTAGTAGACAAGAACAACGAACACCAGAAGTTCATTACAACGGATTCCACAACGAGCGTGAAATCATAGAAGAAGACGAAGACTGCGAGGCATGCAAACTATGAGCAAAGCACAATACAATTTAAACACAAAGACAGACTATCTAAATCGTAAGATGTTTCTGGATCCAGCAGGCCCGGTTACTATTCAACGATTTGAAGAAGTCAAGTATAAAAAGATAGCAGACTTTGAAGCAACAGCACGTGGCTTCTTCTGGCAACCAGAAGAGATCAGTCTCACTAAAGACTCAAACGATTTCAAGGATGCCAGTGATGCTGTCAAGCACATCTTTACTAGTAACCTGTTACGCCAAACAGCATTGGATAGTTTGCAAGGACGTGGACCAAGTCAAATCTTTATGCCGGTGATCAGCTTGCCTGAATTGGAAGCACTGGTGTACAATTGGACATTCTTTGAAACAAACATTCATTCAAAGAGTTACAGCCATATTATCCGTAACATCTACAACGTGCCCAAAGATGTGTTCAACACCATACATGATACCAAAGAAATTGTGGATATGGCATCAAGTGTTGGCAACTACTATGAAGCATTACACGTTATCAACTGTCGTAAACAATTAGGCGAAACAATTCCAGAAAAAGAATATATCCGAGCAATTTGGATGGCACTACATGCATCGTATGCTTTGGAAGCATTCCGCTTTATGGTTAGCTTTGCTACAAGCCTTGCAATGGTAGAGAACAAGATCTTCATGGGCAATGGCAACATCATCCAATTGATCCTACAAGACGAACTGTTACACAAAGGCTGGACAGCGTTCTTAATTAATCAAGTGGTCAAAGAAGACCATCGCTTTGTTGAAGTCAAAGCAGAATGTGAGTCTGAAGTATACGCATTGTATCTAGATGTCATACGTGAAGAAAAAGAATGGGCTGACTACTTGTTTAACAAAGGGCCAGTGATTGGATTGAATGCCAATATTTTAAAAGACTTTGTGGACTACACAGCAGTATCTGCACTTAAAGAAATTGGAATAAAATATCAGCAAGCTGCTCCGAGATCAACTCCAATTCCTTGGTTTAACAAACACGTTGATACTAGCAAAAAACAAACAGCTCTACAAGAAAGCGAAAGCACTAACTATGTAATCGGTGTGATGAGCGAAAATCTTGACTACGATGCATTACCTGCTATATAATATATGTTTAAAGCACAGTACAAACGCAACTCACCTTACGAAAGCTGGATCGTTATAGGAACTTATAACAGCGAGCAGGCAGCTATCAGTGCTGCTCTACAGTACAAACGTAAAGGTGTGTTGTTGGTTCGAGTCACGGACAAAAAAGGTGCTGTGATTTATTCAAATTAACAAAGGAAATATAATGACAGCTATCGTATGGAGCAAGTATAATTGCCCCTATTGTGATCAGGCCAAAGCCCTGCTAACACAAAGAGGTATTAAATACGAAGAACGTAAGATCGGAGATGGTTACAGCAAAGAAGAGCTTTTAGAAGCTGTTCCCAACGCAAGAACTGTGCCACAGATTTTCTTAGATGGAAATTTGATTGGCGGATTTACAGAACTTAAACAACATTTACAAGGATAAACATGTTAATCGACAAAGGCGTATCAGAAGGTGAAGTTATTACATTAAAACTAACCAGCGGCGAGGAAATTGTTGCTAAATTAGTTGAAGACGGTGCTGCATACTACAAACTAAAAAATCCACAAGTGATTGGCATGGGACCAAAAGGTCCAGGATTAATGCCCTATTTGTTTACTGTGAATCCTGACAAAGAAATCAAACTGTTAAAAACAACAGTAACAGTAGCAGAAGCCACAGACAAGTCATTTGCTGATCAATTTATCCAGTCAACCACCGGCATTGCACTGGCTTAAATACTAGTTTAGGAAAGTACTATGGCCAACGACAGTTCATTATTACCTACAACACCAACTGCTCCTGTAGCGGCAGTGCTCACCACCTCTTCTGCAGGTACAGGAGCAACTGCCAATAATGCAATTGCTTATGACTATAGTCCTCATTTAATTAGAATTGTAACAGCGTTAGAACAGGTGTCATTGAGTATGGCATTTATTGCTGATAAAATAGATAATGTGTCTGATAAATTAACCGATCTAGCGACTCAGTCATCTATTCAAAATTCAATACTATCATCGATGTATGCTGCTATAACTCCTGGGTCAACCACCATCGGAGCAATATTATCGGATATTGCTCAAGCATCTGAAGATGCCGCAAGAGCATCTGAAAATTCTGCACAATCGCTCACTGACATGTCTGTTGCCATAGCTCCTGGGTCAACCACCATCGGAACAATATTATCGGATATTGCTCAAGCATCTGAAGACACCGCAAGAGCATCTGAAAATTCTGCAGTATCCCTTGCAGGAATTTATGATCGATCCAAGGGTGCTGGCATACATATGAAAGGACCACAAGATTGGATTGGGTTAATTTCAACCTATAAATTATACCTTGAAAATGCAGGACCTGAGCAAGTCTCTTTTCCAGAATTTATAGATTATTTTAATAAAATAAAAGATTTACCTAAGGATTTCTAAAGGTGGCAACCCCAACAATTAATCCGGTAGTAGCAGATTCGTCAACCGCGGGCGGACACTATCTAGTACCACACAAACATAACTTTAATTCCATAGTAGGATTAAGGTTTGGTACCAATGGACGAGTTGAACCAGTCTATGATGCTGTTAATGTCTATGCCAACGGTGTTTTAATTGCACTATACGACGCTGCCAGCACAGGTGGAGCATCTGCACCGCCGGCAGTGCCTTTTGTTACTGTGACTTCAGCTGTGCAGAATGTGGAAGGTGATGATGACAACACTGCTGGTAAAGTAGAAGCAGACAGATTTCTAGCAGAAGGCAGAATTACTGCGGCACAATATAAGACATTGACTACTACTCCTACACCTAAGGGACCAGGAACACCTCCATCTCCTCCAGTTCCAGGCAGGCCTGTATCAGCAGTAACAGGCGATCTTACCTATGCCACAAAATTAACTCCTAACGGATTTACACTTGGCCAAGCGATAAAAAACGTCACATTTCCTCGAACTATTCCTCAGCTGGCAGATAATGTAAGAGGATTGCCTGTTCAAAATATTGTAAACAATCTGGCAGGATTAGCATTAAATATTCTTGAGCCTATCAAAGCAAAATATCCTAATATGTTGATCACCAATTCATATCGTCAAGGAAAAGGCCAGGCACAACATGGCACAGGTCAGGCAGCCGACCTTCAGTTTAGGGGTGTGCCAGCTCACAAATACTATGAGATAGCTGTTTGGATCGAAAAGAACATACCCTATGATCAATTATTGCTGGAATATCTAGTAAGGGATACTGTTTGGATACATATCAGTTACGCCATACCTGGATTACCGTACGGAGGACAATCAGTGAGAATCGGAAAACCTATCAATAAACTGGCTACGCTGAATGGTGCTGCCGGCGGCAAATTTACAGTAAACCTCCACGAAGACATCATCGTGGCCTCAGTACCTAACCGCGTGGTGGCATCATAACATGAAAAAACTATTTTGGAAAATACTAGGATTTCTAAGCCTTGGCATGGCCTATGTTGGAGTAATCACTCCCGGCATCCCCTACAGCATATTTGTTGTATTTGCCGCATACTGCTTTGCCAAGGGATCGCCAAAGATGCATGCCTGGTTATATAATCACAAACTGTTTGGCCCATTTCTTACCAATTGGGGTGAACGTAGGGTATTCCCAAACAAAATGAAATATTTCATGTTGGCCATGATGAGCAGTAGTTTGGCTATCATGTGGTTGACAAATGTACCCCATCGTGGTATACTATACACAGCAGCCTTTATGTGCTTGGTAGCAATTTGGGCCTGGAGATGGCCAGGTAGTGTCCAAGAATATGAAAAACGCATTGCAGAAGGTAAAAAGATTGGTTGGTTTAACAATCAATTCTAATCACACACACAGATAAACATTTTTAACACAAGGAAAAAAGTAAAATGGTAACAGGAAAAGTAAAATGGTTTAACGACGCCAAAGGTTTTGGATTCATTACGCCGGACGATGGTGGCGCAGACTTATTTGCTCACTTTTCACAGATTAGTTCGAGTGGCTTCAAGAGCCTACAAGAAGGACAAAGTGTAAGGTTTGAAGTAACTCAGGGTCAGAAAGGACAGCAGGCTAGTAATATCCAGCCTGCGTAAATAATATGAAAGCGTATCAGATCATTGTAGCAATTTTAATTGTTATATTTGTTTTGATTGAAGTTTTCATGTAAGGAATTGTTGTAATCCCTTCAAAGTGAAGGCATTCTGGACGCGGGTTCGACTCCCGCCAGGTCCACCATAAAGTATACTCCGATCCGAGTATTCTGGAAGCAAGGCGAAAGCTGAGTGTACTTTATAATGGGCCTGCCATGGTTTCGACAGGGTGAGATAATAGAGACGGCAACACGGTAGGCGATGACCGTTAATCAAGCAAAACTCGTAAATGCAAACGCAGATACATTTGACTTCAGCGCAATGAGCTTCACTGGTAACACCGTTCGCGGTGCTGCTAATGAAAGCAGATTTGCTCTAGCTGCCTAAAAAACAGCGGTCCGGGGTAGGAAATACCTTGTAACCTAAACCACCAAAAGCGGCTATTCGTAGCCGCTTTTTTATTGACCTGATTAGTAGAAATACTATATAATAAGCAATGACATATAAGTCATTCATTCAAAAGGATATTATAAATGAAGAAAATTTTAGCAATCGTGGCCCTGGCGCTACTCACAGCGACAGCCGCACAAGCCCAGGTTTCTGGCAATTTGGGACTAACAAGTGACTATCGTTTCCGCGGTGTTAGTCAAAGCCAAAACGCACCAGCAGTACAAGGTGGCATCGACTACGCTCACTCAAGCGGTTTCTATGTTGGTAACTGGAACAGTTCAGTTTCCAGTGACATGTACACAAATGGATCGGGCGTTGAAAGTGATTTGTACGCAGGTTTCAAGACAGAAATTATTAAGGGTCTAACACTTGATGTTGGTTCTTACAATTATTTTTATCCACGTGCCACAAACAACACATCAACAAACTTTGACACAAACGAATTGTTTGCTGGTCTAAGTTATGGTCCAGTAACAGTCAAGTACAGCCAATCACTAAGCAACTACTTTGGCACAGCTAACAGCAAGAACAGTCAGTACTACCAAGCTGACATCGTTCAGCCACTTGGCAAGTCTAAAATTTCCTTGTTGGCACACGTTGGCCGCACAGAAGTTAATAACAGCTCAAGTTTGAACTACACTGACTACAATGTCGGTCTAGGTTACAATCTACAAGGTTGGGACTTGGCCGCTAAGTATTACACCAACAGTGGCACTAGTTCTTCATTCCAAACAGCTAACACCATTAATGGTCAAAGACTGTACAAGGATGCGGCAGTATTTTCTGTAAGCAAATCATTCTAATCCAAAATTAGAATGTCAAAAGGACCTACGGGTCCTTTTGTTATTTAAAAAATCAATAAGCCTAATAGAAATAATTATTGTAGAAATCTATTAAAAAGGTTGATTTACAAGTTAAATACTATTACAATAAAACATCAGTACAAACACTGAAGAGATAGTTTTCAACACACACAAGGAGAAGTTATGAAAACAGTTGGTGATAAATTAGAAAAATTCGCAGTAACAGGTGTCAAGCCAGGACAGCCAGAAGATGCATTCTTCACAATTACAGATGAAAGTTTTCCAGGCAAGTGGAAAGTAATCGTTTACTACCCAAAGGACTTTACATTCGTTTGTCCTACAGAGATCGTGGCCTACGACAAACTAGCAGGCGACTTTGCTGACCGTGATGCAGTATTGCTCACAGGTAGCACAGACAATGAGTTCTGTAAAGTCAGCTGGCAAAATGCTCACGCAGACTTGAAGAAGATTACACACAATCAGTTTGCTGATACACAACGTTGGAATGACGAGACCATGGAAGATCTAAGTCTAATCAATCAGCTTGGTGTATTCTATGCTCCAGCAGGCGCCGCACTTCGTGCCACATTCATCGTTGACCCGGACAACGTTATCCAACACGTTACTGTCAACAATTTGAACGTGGGTCGTAGCCCAGAAGAAACACTTCGTGTTCTTGATGCGCTACAAACTGGCGAACTTTGTGCTTGTAACCGTACAGTAGGCGGTGAAACACTTTAATGGAAACTAGGACAAGGACCTTAGTTAAGACTGTCATCTATAGGATTTGGGTCATATGCTCAACTTATGTGATGTTGTTAGTAACAGGACAAAGTCTAACACAGGCCCTTGTTCCTACTATTATTATAAATTGCGTTTGGATGACATCATACTACTTGTATGATAGGCTCTGGGCAAATATTAAATGGGGACGAAAATGAGTTTTATTGAATCAATCAAAGAAGCGTTGCCAGACTACGCAAAAGATACAAAACTAAACTTGGACGCAGTACTAGTTCGTAGTACATTAGATGCGGATGTGGCTATGGGTTGTGCTGTGGCCGCATTGGCCGCAACTGGTAACGGAAAGGTACTTGCTGTCATGTTAGCAGACGCACCTGTTCACGCAGACTCAGCAATGACAGCCGCAAGCATTATGGCACAAAACAACGTATGGTACCCATATGTTGAGATGGCAGATGATCCTGCACTAAAAGGTTTACCAGCAGGCCTACGTATGAATGCTATTGCGAGTCATGGCGGAACTACCAAAGCAAACTTTGAAGCATTTAGTTTGGCGGCTAGTATTGTTGGCAAGTGTCACTTCTGTGTTAAGGCACATTACGAAACACTCAAGACAGAAGGTTATACAGTTGAACAGCTTCGTGACATTGGACGTATTGCCAGCGTTATGAATTCTGTGGCCAAAGTGTTAAACAGTTAATAAATAAAGTACAGGAGGACACAACCATGAAACAGCAAAAGCTTCTAGCTAAACTGTACAGGGCTTGCGTCGACCATGATACAGAAACAATTTCTGAACTCAAGAAAAAAGAGTTCTCTAAGATACTGAAACACAAGGCCGAAGGTAAACCATTTACAGCTAAGTGGGTACTGGTAAGGATCTAAGTTTGTAATACAACTGCAATCTTTGTAACACCGTGCTACGATAAATACTGCTATGCAGAAAATTTATCGTAGCATTTTTATTTCTGACGTACACTTAGGCACACGAGACTGTCAAGCAGACAAGCTCAATAACTTCCTCAAACACAATTCATGCGACACGCTGTATCTTGTAGGAGATATCATCGATGCCTGGAAAATCCAACAAAACAAATGGCGCTGGAAACAAAGCCATACCAATGTGGTACGCAGAGTACTAGGACACGCCAAACGTGGAACCCGTGTGGTATTCATAGCTGGCAATCACGATGAATTTCTAAGACCTATGATTCCATATGGTTTCTCATTTGGTCTAATAGAAATTCATAATCAAGTAGAACACATAGGTGCAGACGGTAAACACTATCTTGTTACACACGGTGACTTGTTTGATGGCATTACTAGACTTGCACCGTGGATAGCATTCCTAGGAGATAAAGCATATGACATTGTTCTTAGCCTCAACAATAAATTTAATTGGATTCGTCGCCGTATGGGTTTTGGGTACTTTAGCCTTAGCAAGTTTCTTAAGCATAAAGTCAAAAAAGCAGTAGACTTTATATTTCAGTTTGAAAAGAATCTAGCGGCATATTGTAAGAAGCGTGGCTTCGATGGTGTCATTTGTGGACACATACACCATGCAGAGATCAAAGAGATAGACGGTGTTGCGTATATGAATGACGGTGATTGGGTTGAAAGCTGTACTGCATTGGTAGAACATCATGATGGTACGTGGGAAATTATTACATGGACTAAACAGAATGACAAAGACGATTCTTATAATAACTGATAACTTACCGGAGCAGATCAATGGTGTGGTTACGACCTACAAAAATATTGAGGCGTGTGCGATTCGGGACAACTATCGTGTTGTATATCTTGATCCCGGGAGGTTCCGCCATGTTGATTGCCCTGGCTACAACGAAGTCAAGATTACCCTTACCAGGAAACGCACAGTGGGCAAGATACTTGAGGAGATCAATCCGGATCATATCCATATCGCCACCGAAGGTCCTTTGGGTCTGTGTGCTAGACAATATCTTGACCAACACAATTATTGCTACAACACTGCTTATCATACTAAGTTTCCAGAAGGAATTAGAAAGCTGTTTGGCATACCTGAAGCCCTTACTTGGCCTTTAGTGCGGTGGTTTCATAAACACAGTGGTAAGGTATTGACCACCACTGACACAATGGTCAAGGAGTTACAGGATCATGGATTTGATGGAGATATTATTTCTTGGACTCGTGGTGTTGATCGTGACATTTTTAATACTACGCATAAAGTAGAAACTGTTAGCAGGTATATAGTCTGTGTAAGTCGAGTCAGCAAGGAAAAGAACCTAGAAGCATTCTTCGAATTAGACTATCCAGGATATCTCAAGGTAATGGTAGGTGACGGACCTATGTTGGAAACCTACAAGAAACATTATCCAGACGTACATTTTACCGGATACAAGACTGGAGTAGACCTAGCTCAATATTATGCCAATGCAGAAGTGTTTGTGTTCCCAAGTCGTTGGGAAACATTCGGACTTGTAATGATTGAAGCAATGGCCTGTGGTACTCCGGTGGCCGCATATCCTTGTCAAGGTCCATTAGATGTCATAGACGAAGGCATTACTGGTTGTATGAACGAGGATTTAAAACAGGCAGTCAACGATGCAATGATGTTAGATAGACAACGAGTTTGGGAAGGCAGTGGTCGTTGGACTTGGGAAAAGGCCTGGGAAATATTTAGAGATAATCTAATAGAAAAATCGGGTACAAGATAAGGTATCGCTGGAATCCGTAACCAGTATCAATAAAATCGCTATGGTGTTTTAATGAATTTCACTATATGATCTGTGGTGGTTTTGTCATATAATAACGATACATACTAATGCAGTATGTTAAATTTTTAACAAGGAGAACTACTATGTGGACTACACCATCAGCAACAGATATGCGCTTTGGTTTTGAAATCACTATGTACGTGATGAATCGATAATAAAGACCTAGCCCACTTCGGTGGGCTTTCTCTTGACTAAAATTTTAAAAGGTGTTATAGTATATTTTATGATAGAAATTTTCGGAGGAATTATGTTAGAGTGTTTAATTATGGGCGACAGTATTGCAGTAGGCACAGCCCGAGTGCGACAGGAATGTGTTTCATATTCCAAAGGCGGCATCAATAGTTATCAATGGTTGAATACTAATGTGGGTAAAAGTCCTTACGTTGCTAAAACAGTTATTATCAGCTTGGGTAGTAATGACCATAAGTATGTTAAGACAGAAAGTGAATTGCGTACTATTCGACAGCTGACCAAAGCTGATAGAGTATATTGGATACTACCAGCAAATAAGAAAGATATTGCTGACATTGTATTTAAGATTGCCAATGAACATCACGATAGGGTGGTAAAGATTGCAGATTTATCTAAAGACGGTGTACACCCAACCGGTAAAGGATACAAAATGATTGCCGAGCAAACAAAATGAATATTCTAGTAACAGGTGGCCTAGGACTTATCGGCCATAACGTAGTCAAAAGACTACAGGCACAAGGTCACACAGTAAGTATCATTGATACAAAAACCAACTATGATATTATTCCTCAGGAAGAAATTACTCATCTTATAGCACAACGTTCACAAGGATTGGATTTGTCAAAGTATTATTGCCTTGACATAGTGAACAAATGGACCATAGAATCGTGCTTTAGTGTTGACAAACCTGAAATAGTCATACATATGGCTAGCTTTCCTCGACAGAAGGTAGTTAATGCTCACCCAGGTCGCGGAAGTCGAACCATGTCTGAAGGTCTACTGAATCTTTTAGATCACAGCACCAAACACGGAGTTCGAAAGTTCATCTACATTAGTTCGTCTATGGTGTATGGTGATTTCAAAGACGATGTAAAGGAAGATTATGAATGTAAACCACAAGGACAATATGGAATCCTCAAACTCGCGGGAGAATGGCTGGTCAAAGACTATACTCGCCGTACTAATCTTGTTCATACTATTATCCGTCCCAGTGCTGTTTATGGGCCACTTGATGTGGAAGACCGAGTCATCTCAAAATTCATCCTCCGTGCAATGCGAGGACAACCACTTCAAGTCAACGGAGCCCAAGAAACCTTAGACTTTACCTATGTAGATGATGCCGCAGATGGAATCGTTGCTGCCGCCCTTTCGGATAACACAGACAACAAGACTTACAACATTACCAAGAGTCACAGCCATAGTCTGTTAGATGCTGCCAACTTAGCTGTAAAAGTTGCAGGTAAGGGTGAAATCATTGTAGGTAATCGTGATTTAGACTTTCCTAGCAGAGGCGCACTAAACATAGATGCCGCTCGTAGAGATTTTGGTTTCGATCCAAAAGTTGATGTGGAGCAAGGTTTCCAAAATTACTACGATTGGCTCAAAAACGATCCCTATTTTGGTGTTGACAAACACTGACAAAGACGTTATACTATGTGTACAGTAAATTTTTAGGAGTTCTATTTTGAGTATGCATTTAGAAGGTCCGTGGCTTTCAACCACTGGCAAGAAAAAAGGTAAAAAGAAATTCGCTTCTGCAGACCACGCTCGCAAGGCCCGCGAACTAGATGAATCGTGGAAAGAATTACAGAAGAAGTGGGCTGTAGAGATCGAAGATAAGAAACGAACTCGAGCATTGTCTGCTCCTAGTTTGAGCAGTTCTTACAGTCTTAAGATTCCGGAAGGCCGTAATACCACAGCTCATATCAAAAGTGTAGATACTGGCGGTAATGCTGTTTTGAAACCTAGTCCGGTGTATACAGGAACGATGGTCAAGGGTATCGCTACCATGCACAAGAGCAATGCTGTTCCGGTATTCAGCGACGAACAAGCCGTTGATATATCCAAAATGCGTCGATAATCGCCGGTTTTAGTCTATGAATCCAAAATATCGACTATATATTAAACGTTTCGCAAAGAAACTAAGATAGTAGAACCAAATTATGTCAAAAGCAGAAACGGTTCCGCGGGTCTTGGCCAATGAGAAACCCGTATTTTCGGGAAGCCAAGGGTCGCCAAAGGC